CTCAAATCCGCTCTCCTTATTATGAAATCATGGGAGAATTTTTACATAAAATTTTTAATATAAAACTAACCGACTTTATAACCTATTTAATAGTTGCAGAAACTGTATGGGTAGGGTGTTTTGGTCTTGAAATTATTTCTAAAATTTGTGAGGTTTTATTATATACCTAACACATACATTCGTTTACCCAAAAATATGTAGTGTATATAATCCATACATGTGTTATTGTAGCCGAAATAACTAAAATAACATTTGCAGTTTCTGTATCCATTGTTTTTAATATTACTAATAGTTTTAAGTAGTTGAACAAGGCATCAAACAAAGCTTGATATCCCCCAAATTTGCAACCACATAACGAATCATGAGGAACCAATCGTTCTTCATGTGAATTTCTAGGTTGTTACAAAGGTTAGTACACTTGGTGAAGAGAACAAGGTGAGGAAGTGAAAAATTACCAGTTACGATTTCATCCCCAGCTTTCTTCTGAATTGTAAACTCGTTTTCTCCGTCTCCCATAACTGTGGTTCGAGACGCAAAATGTCCTTTACAACCAAATGTCAGAGATGCTCCTACATTCTTAATTTCGACCGTCTTTGCTCCAAGAAGAGTCATATCACGACACATTTTCTGAAAGTCTAGAGACGGCATGGTGATATGGGTGCTGAACTCCGTATCGGGTAGTTGAATATCAGGCTCATCACGATCAAGAAGGTTCAGCTTGTAGCGAGTCACCTGCTTGCGATCGCCGTCCTCTAGAAGAATTCCTAGAGTATTTGGATCCGTTTTATCGATGTAGAACGTAATCGTATCGTCATTGGTCGCCGTACGAACAATGCGGTATAAATGATCAGTATTTACGCCAATCAAAAACTTAGGAGAGTCATGATTATAGGCATATTTCTCAAATTTATCTGCATATAGTCGAAGATGGACAAGAACCGTACGAGTGTTATCCATAGCAATCATACGGATACCATCCTTATCAAAATGAAGACTCATTTCCACTAGAATACATTTGAGAGCCTCCTTCAAAGTTCGAACAGCTCCTGTCTGAACTGTCTTGGCCTCGACGATGTACTCTGGCATTTTTTTATTCTAAGTCCAGTTCCTCTAAAGGGATATCATTCCGCAAAATGGAAAAAGGGCCTCGCCTTTCATTCCCCCGGTTTTGGCCTCCGGGTAGCACCTACTCTTACTAAATAGGCTTTTAAGCACGTCTGCCTCCTTAGTCGAGACCCATCGCCTTCCGCCAGCATGCTCCGCAGAGCATCCAGCCAAAGAAGGACGAATACGTAGACTCGTTGGAGCAATCAGTGCACTGCATTTTGAGCGTGTTCTTGTCTTGTTTGCTTAGAAGTCGCTCGATGCTGTCTCTCTTGTTTAATTTTATAAAATCCGTTTTGCGTTCATGAGTTTACAATGAAAACACACAAACAAACAAATGAGCGAGACTGAATTTGCCAAGAACCATCTTCGAGAGCACCTAAGCGGCCTTCTCGTCCCCCCTGTTTCTGAAGGTTTCTGGAGCATATATGATTCATCAAAAAAGCTATGCGAAAGCAACGGTCAAATGGACCAAGTTCTTCGTACATTTCAAAATATGCTCACGCGAATCCCCGAATGGTCAGATGCTACGCTATCAACTGAAGTTGAGCGTATTGTAAAAGTTTCCAAATGTACATATTTAGATGACCTTCTTATGGGAGTGTTTATTTCGTACATGAAGTCATTTGCATCGCTTCACTATCGCGGTTCATCATCTCAGATCAAAATTGAGTTTGAGCGCCCTAATTTTGCCAAGTTTGTCCATGAGCTTTATAAGCATTCGGCTCGTAAGATTTGGCAGGTCGCTTATCTATTTAAGACGGTTGGTGTAGCGGCCGAGCAGCAGGCTCGTAATCGTCAGGATGTAGAGAAACTTATTGGAGACTGTATGGAACAAGTGATCCGTACGTTCCTTCCGTGGGAGCAGATCGCAAAGAATTACTTTGTAGATACGCCTGCCGAGATACCTTCACAGCCTCCTGCGGCGTCGAAGTCGGTCATGTTTGAAGATGTTCAGGATGATGATTCTTCAGACGAGGAAGAAGAGGAAGAAGACCGTCCTAAGATGAAAGTTTCTGATGAAGTCTTGTCAATTGAAATAGAAGAGCTTGATAAGCCCAAAGAAGAACCTAAAGTTGTAACTATCGAACCCGAAGTCGATCCTTTAAAAGAAATTGAATCAAAGGTTGGTGAGTCGCTCGTTCTAAATATGTAAGTTTTCACTGTAAACGAACACAAATGATGCTAGTTATAAGTTCACTTGCAGTTGCTCTAGTTGTTTTTATACTATACGCACTTGAACGTAAATCTAAAGATAAGCCAATTGACTGGATTGATGCGGGAAAGCTTACATTAGTTGGTGGTCTTCTAACGTCAGGTATTGTTTTTGCAACGACATCTGATGTAGTAAATACTGTAGCTGAAACGGTAACAAATGTTGAAATCCCTTCTGTTCAAGATATGTTTGTAGGTGTTCCTACTTTTTAATCAATGGTGAGAATATCGCCAAGTCCTACAGGACTTTCAACACCATAAATAGACTTTAAGTGCTCAATCTCCTTACGCGGAACAGCACTATCTCTCGAGTATCGTGCTATTGCTTTATATAAATGAAATCCGTGATAACGATCATGATGAGGATCTTTCTTTCCAAACATAATGGAAGATCCGTTATCCTGTTTTAGCCAGCGTATAAGAAAATTAAACAGTGTATTCATTTTGTAGTCATCGTGATCAGGACCTTCTGGAAAGAGATCCCAGAAGATTGATGTAGCAAGACGAACGAGATCAAATGAAGGATTCGGCTTTACACTGGCAAATTTATTATTATAAAAAGGTTCTGAGTTATACTGACCACCAGCTTCTTCGTTAACCGAAAAATGATCACTCATAAACGTCTTAGATTCTTTCATTCCAGCTAGACGGATTGAAGTTACACCACGCTCAAAATCAATGATCTTAATTAGGTAACCAAACGTAGGGACTTTATAATAAGAACCATTACAATTATAATATAAAAATTCTTGAGAAGTTGTAACGTACATCACATTATTTGAATGAAGATCATTGTGTGTCATTCCAAAATTTCGCTGAGCAAATGCAAGGGCAAACATAACTTGAGAAATCCATGCAAGATGTTTCTCAGTTTCCGTATTTTCAGTCATAAGCTTGTAGAGAGTTCCGTCGCATTTTTCCATGACAGTAGTTTGAACGGGGACATTTGCAAATGAAGCCCATGCAAAAGCTTCATCTGATTCGGTATCTTCGTTAACAGAACCATCTTCGTCATCATCACAATCGCACGAGGACACTTTAAATATGTAAGATGTTGAAACTGAAGATGAATCGCTCTCATCATCATCTTCTTCAGATCCTTCAAGTAACTGTTGTATCTCAGCTACTTCAGTGTCGCTAACATGATCAGCATCCAAATCCTCAACGCCTTCAAGCGTAGTAGCCTCGCCAAGATTTAAATGAGGACGCGATGTGCGTGTGTGTTGAAACTCAATAGCATCGCGAACATGATCAGCAAGTTTTAGATCAAATGTCTTACCGATATTTGCACTAAACCACGAGCGTTCACTTAGCTCCTCATAATCGTCAGAAATATCAATTGTGTGATTCTTTGAAAGTCCACTAAATACACCATACACTTTTGGAAAATGCTGGCACTTGGATTGTGATAGTATTGAAGATATTATACTTCCAACATAAGCAGCATTATGATGGGACTGTATCTTTGAAGATACTTCTGTTGATTGACCACTAGATGATGGAAGACCAATCGTTGAACCATATTCTCCCTGCATCCACTTGAAAGGACTTAAAATCATAGTCGTTTTGCAATGGACCGCTCGCTTTTCAAATTTTGATGTACGAATTGAATCCGAAGATAAAATTGAAGAAATTTCTTCATCAAATCGTATACCATAATCTCCTACTATTTCGAGATCATTCGTCTTAAATAGAACTTCAAGAGATGGAAAAAATGGCTGAATAGAATCAATATTCCAATGAGCTAGAGCACTTGATCGTATATTAGAAAGCGTCCACTTATGAAGAGAAAGAGGAATTGAGGAAGCCTTTAGTTCTGTCTGCTTTCGCTTCAGCATATTATTACTTCGTGTACAAACCAAAAGCAAAATCTTCACGCAGTATAGTTAATATGAACTTTAACATTAAAAAGTTCAATATCGAAATGCTTAAAGACCGATGTGAAATCGATTCTCGAAAATCTCCAATGATTGTTATTATTGGAAAAAAGGATACTGGTAAATCTTTCTTGGTTCGCGATATTCTCTACAATACACAGGATGCATTTCCAATCGGAACTGTTATTTCGGGAACTGAGGTCGCCAATGAGTTTTTTCAACACATGGTTCCTTCTAAATTCATTCATGATAAATACAAGCCTGAAATTGTAATGAATATGATCAAACGTCAGCTAACTGTAAAGACAGCTCGAAATCAAGATAAAGGACGTGGCGGTTCATCTTCAATCGATCCTCGCGCATTTCTAATTTTAGATGACTGTCTTTACGATGCTACATGGATTAAAGAAGAATCTACTCGTTACGTATTCATGAACGGTCGTCATATCGATTTAATGACAATTATTACCATGCAATATCCTCTTGGTATTACTCCCAACTTGCGTACAAACGTAGACTTTGTATTCATTCTACGTGAAAGTATAGTAAATAACCGCAGACGTATTTATGACAACTATGCAGGTATGTTTCCTACATTTGACATGTTTTGTCAATTTATGGACCAATGTACAGAAAATTTTGAAGGACTTGTAATCTGCAACGGAGTTCAGTCGAACCGCCTTGAAGATCAAGTATTTTGGTATAAAGCAAGTGATCACCCTCCATTTAAAATGTGCGATGATTCGTTATGGGCAGATAATAAACCGTTCTCTTCAACCATGTTGGCATCCGACGAGTATAACTCAGAAACAATGAAAACAAGCAAAAAGAATTCGGGCCCATGGGTACACGTTAAAAAAACTAGTTGATCTAAACAGTAACCTTCAGCGTAGTGAAGAATGCTGTTTTGATATCCAAACAAATAATACAAAATTTACAAATCGCGAATTGCTCCTTCCGTCGGGTGAACCGGGCGAGAAATTGCATCCGATAGCTCATCGGTTTCTACGAGACCAGCATCCTTCTTAGCATCAGCAAGGGCCTTCTTGCGGCGCTCATCGTTCTCCTTCTTCTGCTTCTCAATCTTTTGAGTCTTCTCCTCCTCGAAGAAAATTTCACGATTTACTTCGTTCTCTTTGTACTTGCGCATCATCTCATTGAGTTCCTGCTCGGCGTATTCAACTTCAGGCATGAGGTGCTCAGACGGATCCCACGGTAGCCAGCAACCAACCTTACCAACGTAGAGACTGTCCTTGGGGTAACGACGCTGTAGAACCTTAGCATACTGCTGGCACTCCTCAAGATTTGCAAACGTACGACGAACCTTAACACCACGAACATTGGTGCGGAATTCAACCTTCTCAGTAAACTCGGTCTCAAGATCCTTCTCGTGCTTTAGCAGGAAAACCTGGTACTGCTCATGAACATCTGTCTGTTTTACCTCGGCATTGTGAACCTTAGTAAACTCGGCCATGTCGTTAAATAGATCCTCAATTTTTAGAGAGTACTTCTTTGCGATAAAAGCCATAAGGTGCTCCATACCCTTCACTTTCCAATCATAGTCCATAAACTCGACAAACTTTTCGTTAAAGAATTCAGCCTTCTGCTTAATAACTTTCTCAGGACTGAGGAAAGAAATTACACAATAGCGCTGCGTCGGGATTTCAGGATCTTCGTCGAGATAATCGATCGTAGATCCGTCATCTTCCTTCTTAGGGAATGACTCGACTGGCATTTCTTTATATTAGACAACCAACTATGAAAATACTTTTTTAACGACGACGTCTACGACGACCACCTTCCTCACTCTTTACGAACGGATTGGGACCACGATCAGGGCGGGGACCCTGCTGGGGTCCACTGTTTCCGGGTAAAAATTGACGTTTTGCTTGATCAGGCACATTAGGAAGATTTGGCCTGACTCTGCGAGCTAATATATCAGAACATTGAAACTGAATAATGTAAAACATACGTACAATAAAATTAATTGTACCAATTCCGTAAATCCAGCCGTATGACGCAGCTTGATCTTTCTCGCTAGAAGCATCTGCAATTGAGACAATATAGACACCTAAGAAAATATCAGCACATAGTCCACCGATAATTAGAAATCCAGCTAAAAGATTAAAATAATCGGTGTGCTTTTCGAAACGCACTTGTAGAAGATAGTATAATAAATAAATAGTTACACATGCATTAAGAACTGAAGATGATATTAAAAATCCTATATCTATATCACCGGTAGATGCATCTTCTCTGTATCTCTGATCTCCACGTGCCGTACCGTATATCTGCATAATATATGCTCCTATTGCCGCTAGAACGACGAATACAGTAAGTCCTGTCTGTACGACACTCATTTGTTATTAGCGCGAACTTTTATATTTGGAACACATTTGCCAATTCCGACCGTCTGTTGCATCATAATTGGAGCTTTACATCCGGTACATGGGCATTTTTTATGTTCATGTCCCAGAATATGTCCGACCTCATGCGATACCATATATTGTCTATAATTTTCAACACCTTGGCCACTTTTTATTGATCCTCGAAACCAACGATCTGCGTTTAAATACATATTGCGACCTCCAAGTTCAGCACATGATAAGTTTCCAGGTAATCCACATAATTTTGTAACTGTTCGTGGTGATGAAAGACGAATTAGAATATCTTGACCTTCATTCACGGGTTCAAAAAAATATCCATCTTTAGCCCAACCGTCAGGATCATTCAAATACGCTGTAATGGCAAGAGATATTTGATCGGAATTACGAATAAAATACTTTTTACTCACATCCTCGTCTATAATTACGCGAAATGTTTTTCGCATATCTACTCTAAACGAATATTTTCTCTCGTAAACTCTATAAAATGCCTGAACAGAAACAAGCTCAGGGAATGGGTATTGATTTTGGCGATCTTGTGAGTCGTGCGGTAAAGTATCTTCTAGAGGGTCTTGCGGTTGCTATTGCCGCCTTCATGTTACCCGGTAAAGTTATGAAGCTTTCTGAAATTGGCATGATTGCGCTCGTAGCAGTAGCCACGTTTGCTATTCTTGATGTATATGCACCTAGCGTAGGTGCGTCTGCTCGTACTGGTTCGGGTTTTGGAATTGGTGCTCATCTAGTTGGATTCCCTTAAGCATTTTCTATAAGTATCCTTAATAATTAAATAATGCTCAAACAAAAAATACCAAAGGCATTGAGAGAACAAGTTTGGATTGTCCATGCCGGAAAAGTATTTGATCGTAAATGTCTGACCGATTGGTGTAACAATACTATGACTGTATTTGATTTTCAATGTGGTCATAATGTTCCGGAATCAAAGAAAGGTAAGACTGATATTTCAAATTTAGTACCAATATGTTCACGTTGTAATTTATCAATGGGAAGTCAGTTCACTTTCACAGAATGGTGTAAGCAAAGTAAGGCACAACCTACCGAAAAGCCGACAGTATGGACAAAGATGATATCCAAATTGTTCGGTACAAAGGCAGCTGGTACAAAGTCAACGCGAAACCCTACGAACCAACTTACCAAACATTCAAAGTTGCGTGGGATCTTATCAGAAACCCCGAAATTAGCTCCGAAGAAGCGTACAGAAACTACTTCGAAAAAAGCAGAAAAGAAATAAAAGTATTATATCCGTCATTTCGTAAGGATGTTGAGTGAGATATTAATTGCACTTGCTTTAGCATTGTTAGTCGTTGGCATTTATTCGGCGATTAGAGGTTATCCTCCCGGTGTATCGACGTATCAAATGCCACCGCTTACTCAAAACGGAATAGATCCTGGTCAAGCCAAGTTTATGTTTTTCTATACTCCTTGGTGTCCTCACTGCAAGACAGCTCAACCTGTTTGGGCTTCTTTAAAAGAAACACTGAAAAATACACCTTCTACATTCGGAGGCCATACTGTAATATTTGAAGAAATCAATTGCGATTCTGACAAGGGAAAGAGTGCTCTTTATAAAATAGAAGGATATCCCACATTCAAACTAGAAACTGACAGTAAGCTGTATGACTTTAAAGGTAGACCTTCAGTTGCCGGTCTTGAAAACTTTTTAACACAGGTTCTTGGTCAGAAGAAAGCGACGTAATTTAGATGACGCATATTTAAAAATATCGATTATATCCATCTTTTCCAGATCAGATGATGATGTTAACATCGGATACATCAATGGTAATGTACATGGGTTATTTTTATGAAGACCACTTTGACGTGTGGCAATGGATATTAAATCGTATGCAAAATCAAAAGGCGAAACAGAATCAATTGTTTCGGCTGTAATTACGATTGTTCGCCGACGGGGCAATGTTAGTATAATTGTATCATCTGAAATAGGAACTATAACGCCGATATTTGGAGTAAAAAGATCTCCATCTACATATACTTGATTATACAAAACTTGCGGCTTAAATACTCCTGGTATACAGCATGAGCATTTAATAGCTTCTAACAGAGGAACATCTTTTGAAAAAATAGTTGGTTTTCCTTTAGTAACGTTTGATGCGATAATAAATAAGGGCATATTTGCATCTCCAATAACTTTTTTGCGAATATCTAATCCTGCTTCGTCAAATACAGAACATACTGTTTTTTCAAATTGATTCATAGAAAACAAACCCTTTTTCGATAGACACGATGTAATATCATATAACCCAATAGATGGAGTAAAATTCTTTGTAGATAAATGTTTTTTTGTTAAGTCTGAAAGTTTATCAATAGGAAGACCAAATGCAACATATGTTCCAATGATTGACCCAATAGATGCACCGTATACTCCATTTGGAAATTCTAGTTTTTGATATTTTGCTAATTCTTGAAGAGCCCCAACATGTAAGATTCCCTTAATTCCTCCACCACCAAGACCGAGGCGAGTAAAATGCTTCTGCATTTTTATATAAGTAAGAGTAGAATGCTACGAGCAAATGACGTACTGCAAGAACAACAGCAGCGACGCGATAATCGAATGGCCGCAATGATTCCTGTAATTGCACAAATTCAAGCAAAAATACGTCAACAAGCTATTCATAATTCAAATGCTCCTTACATCTTGTACGATGTTCCTACCTACGTTTTTGGTTACCCTCTTTTTTCTTTAAAAGAAGCACTTGAATATTTAGTGGGTGAATTCTCGCGAGCTGGTTATTGGATATGGGTTGTTGACGCAAAGTACCTCTTCATTTCATGGGTAAAAGCTGTAAAGTCTCGTGATGGAAAGCCAATTTTAACGACAAACTATCGTCCCCAAGTATATGACCCTGCATCGATCGCATTTCTTCCCGATGAAAGATAATGGCAGTCAGTGGTAAAAGTATATATAGCCATAAAAAACTTGGTTGGTCAAACACATTAGCATTAAGCGCTAATATTGCGGTATTGGCTATTTTCTATACATTTCTAGGAGGATTTATATCATTTATCTTTTATTACATCTTTGATGAATATGGCCCAGAAGATGAACCTCCTCGCAATAAAGAATGGGAAAATGTACCAACATGGTTTCAAATTTTTGATGTATGTGTGGAAGTAGTTATTATTGCTTTAATATCATTTTGGGTTACATTTCTTATTAATACAAGTGCACCGGTATTTCCAGTTAGACCCGATTTGAGCAGTTATGTAGATACTTACACAACTGGTATGTTTTTTATGTACACTGTTTTCTTATTTACAACAGACTTAACACATAAGCTAATATTTTTATATAACAAACTACTTGGAAAGCATTTTGATTCTATATTTCCTCAATATGGTTCAATACTAGATTTATCATTATCTTACACTCCTTCGCGTAAAACGAATGAGAGTAAAACTGTAGCATAGAAACACCAATGGACTGTAATCACTCTCTTGTTGTTGACGAAGGTCAGCATGTGTGTCAAAATTGTGGAACTGTATTCGAACAACTAATTGACGAAGGAGCTGAATGGAGAAATTATGAAGATAGTAAAGGCGAAGATCAGTGTCGTACAGGTTTTACAACCTCTGAACTTTTGCCAGAGTCTTCTTATGGATCCATCGTATCATATAAAGGAATTTCATCTTCAAATGTATCTATGAAAGCAGTACAACGACTTTCTTCGTGGTCTTTGTCGTCTAATAGTGAACGGTCTTGGATGGGAATCTTTGACACAATTCAACTATGTGGAAATAAAGTAGGACTTCCCAAATCAATTCTGTTTGATGCATGTGCTCTTTATAAGGGACTTGAAGAAGCTCAGAAGGTACGAGGTGAAACACGTCGTGCTTTGATGGGTGCCGCTCTATTTGTATCGTGTCGTAATCATCAAGCTTCAAGAAGTCATGAAGAAATTGCTGCACTCTTTAATGTAAATATTCGTAGTCTCTGCAAAGCAATTACTCGTTTTGTTCAAACCGAAAATACTGTTCTTGATACTCAAATTGGTATTGCTGAACGACTATGTAGTGCTCTTCATCTGAACGATAAACAACGTGAATCTATTATGGATATGTTGTATACAATTTCAACTAAATCGGAAGATGAATTTGAGAATACACCAAAAACAATTGTTGCTGGTGTAGTTGCTCATGTTATGGGGTTGAAGACAAAAACAGCAGTAAAACCTGTTGCTGACGCCTCGGGTGTTTCATCCTTATCAATTCACAAACTTGTTCAAAAACTTATGTAGCGGGAGAGTTGTTAGCGTAACATACTTCGCCCGTTGTTGGGTTGTAATACATTGCGTAAAAACTAGATCCTAAGCTTGATAGAGCAGCTCCCCGAATGGGCTTTATTACACAAGTGTTTACGGTGGTATTGTTTAGAGTTGCACCTGTTCCATTAATTATGATAGAATTGGATGCTTGACTGCTCTCACCGGCAAAAGATCCAAGAGCAACTGCATTGGAGCTCTGACCACTTTGTCCGGCTTTATATCCAACCGCTACTGCATGTTGGTTTTGATTTGTCTGTCCACTACTAGCTCCAACAGCGACACAAAATTGATTCTGGCTGGTGGTTCCAGCAGTCTCTCCAATAGCGACTGAACTAAGACCCTGACCGGTTTGTCCGGCACCAATTCCAAGAGCGATTCCATTTTGGGTTTGATTGCTCTCTCCGGCTTGATAACCAATAGCGATTCCATAGGGACCCTGATTGACAGAACCGGCTGTATAACCAACAGCGATTGTACCAATACCTTGATTGCTATATCCGGCGTAATAACCAACAGCGGTTCCACCTGAGCCCTGGAGATTATATCCAGCTCTACGTCCAACCGCTATTGCGTTTGTCGCCTGACTGGTTTGTCCGGCATTAGTTCCAACCGCTACTGAATAGTTAGATTGATTACTTTGTCCAGCATTTAATCCAATCGCGACTCCTTCAATACCCTGGGTAAGTTGTCCAGCAGCATTTCCAATAGCAACTGCATTGGAGCCCTGAGTGGTTTGTCCACTTTGATTACCAACTGCTACTGAAGCGGAGCTCTGATTGCTATTTCCGGCATAATTTCCAACTGCTACTGCAGTGGCGGTCTGAGTGGTTTGTCCAGCATAATTTCCAACAGCTACTGAACCGGAGCCCTGATTGGTGTATCCGGCAGTATTTCCAACTGCTACTGAATTGGATCCCTGACCGCTTAGTCCGGCACCAATTCCAAGAGCGATTGCATTTTGGGTTTGATTGCTCTGTCCGGCTTGATAACCAATAGCGATTCCATAGAGACCCTGATTGACAGAACCGGATCTATAACCAACAGCGACTGTACCAATACCTTGACTACCAGATCCAGCACTAACTCCAACTGCTACTGCATTAGATCCCTGACTAGTTTGTCCGGCAAAAGTTCCAATAGCTATTGCACTCACACCCTGACTGGTGTTTCCAGCACTAATTCCAACTGCTACTGCACTATCACCCTGAGTGGTTCGTCCTGCACTTGATCCAACTGCTACTGCTGCGCCTCCCTGAGAATTAGATCCGGCATAATAACCAACTGCTACTGTATTGGATCCCTGACTACTTTCTCCAGCACCAATTCCAACTGCTACTGAATTGTATCCCTGACTAATTTGTCCAGCACTAACTCCAACTGCTACTGAATTGGATCCCTGACTGCCTTGTCCGGCCGAATTACCAACTGCTACTGCACTCGTACCCTGAGTTGTGGTTCCAGCACTAACTCCAACTGCTACTGCATTGGATCCCTGAGTTGTGGTTCCAGCACTAACCCCAACTGCCACTGCACTCACACCCTGATTGCTAGATCCCGCCAAATAACCAACTGCTACTGAATTAGAATTCTGATTACTTTGTCCGGCCGAATAACCAACTGCTACCGTATTAGCTTTCTGATTGCTATATCCGGCGTAATAACCAACAGCGGTTCCACCTGAGCCCTGGAGATTATATCCAGCACTATATCCAACCGCTACTGCATTTTGCCCTTGATAGGCATATCCGGCATAATAACCAACTGCTACTGAACTCGTACCCTGGCTGGTGGTTCCGGCAGCTCCTCCAACAGCTACTGTATTGGAGCTCTGGTTGGTTTGTCCGGCAAAAGTTCCAATAGCTATTGCAGCGGTTCCTTGACTAGTTTGTCCGGCAACATTGCCAATTGCTATCGCAGTGGTGCCCTGATTGGTGTTTCCGGCATAAGATCCAACTGCTACTGCATAACTATTCTGATTGCTATTTCCAGCAGCATTTCCAATCGCGATTCCGTCAAAACTCTGATCAATTTGTCCGGCAATATTTCCAATCGCGATTCCACCAGTGCTCTGATTGGTTACTCCGGCATTACTACCAATACCCACCGTTGTTGCCCCTCCTGAACCATTGGTAGCTGCTGCTGGACCAGAAGCTCCTGTAGCTCCTACAGGACCTGTTACACCGCTAGCACCTGTAGGACCCGTTACACCCGAAGCTCCTCTTACTCCTGAAGCTCCTGTAGGACCCGTTACACCGCTAGCGCCTGTAGGTCCTGTTACACCTGTAACTCCCGAAGCTCCAGTAGGTCCTGTTACACCGCTTGCGCCTGTAGGACCCGTAACTCCTGAGGCTCCAGTAGGTCCTGTAACTCCTGAGGCTCCAGTAGGTCCTGTAACTCCTGTAACTCCCGAAGCTCCAGTAGGACCTGTTACACCGCTTGCACCTGTAGGACCTGTTACACCGCTTGCTCCAGTAGGACCTTCAACTCCTGAAGCTCCAGTAGGACCTGTTACACCGCTTGCTCCAGTAGGACCTTCAACTCCTGAAGCACCTGTAGGACCCGTTACACCTGTTACACCCGAAGCTCCAGTAGGACCTGTTACACCGCTTGCGCCCGTAGGACCTGTTACACCTGTTACTCCTGAAGCTCCAGTAGGACCTGTAACTCCACTTGCACCTGTAGGACCTGTTACACCTGTTACACCGCTTGCGCCTGTAGGACCTGCTCCTGCAACTCCAGTAGGTCCCGTTACTCCTATGAAAGGCTCCCCATTAAGTGTGATTTGACCAGTTGTATTAATATTGCCATTTACTGTTAGACTCGTAGACGTAATGCCACGGACCGATAAATTTCCTGTTGATGTGATATTGCGAACTGCTAAATTTCCTGTTGAATTAATGTTACCAACTGCCAAACTACCCTGTAAAGTATGGTTACCTCCTACCCCTACAGTTTTTACACTTCCTGTAAGATAAATATCGTCAACATTGATAATATCTGTTTTTACAGTGTACCCGTCACCTTCTTCATCTGTAACAATTTTTGGCGATATTACACGTTGTAAAATATTTTGCACACTACTTCCGGAAAATGGATCATTTCCAGGTCCCGTGCTCATTTGTTAATATGGAGCTAAAAGCGTTTAATTCCTTTTCTCGTACTAACAGCATGGAGCCTCTTTTCGACCCCTCTTCAGTAACTTTGGGTGGACGTTATACTTTGTTCCCCATTTCTCCCTCTGAACAGGATTTGTATAAAATGTACAAAAAGGCGGTTGCAACTTTCTGGACAGTTGAGGAAATTGATTTCAATAAAGATAAGGAAGATTGGGAAAAACTAACTGAGAACGAGCAATACTTTATTAAGCACATTTTGGCATTCTTTGCAGGTTCTGATGGGGTTGTTCAGGAAAATTTGGCCACTCGATTTCAAAAAGAAGTCCAGTCTCCAGTTGCTCGTCTCTTCTACGGTCTCCAAAATGCAATGGAAGGTATTCACTCGGAGACATATTCACTCCTAATTGATCAGTATGTGAAAGATAAGGATGAACAGATTAAGTACTTCCGCGCAATTGATGAAATTCCCGCTATTCGCAAAAAGGCTCAGTGGGCTATTAGTTGGATCGAATCCCCTACAGATTATGCGACTCGTGTCGTGGGATTTGCTTGTGTAGAGGGTATCTTCTTTAGTGGATCATTTTGTGCAATTTACTGGCTAAAGAAGCGAGGGCTTCTTCCTGGTTTGACATTTTCAAACGAGCTTATCTCTCGCGACGAAGGTCTCCATACTGAATTTGCAGTAGCAATGTATCATAAACTACAGCATAAACTAGATGTGAGTGAAATTATTACAATCGTAACAAGTGCAGTGGCATGTGAGACTGAGTTTATTTGTCAGGCACTTCCTTGCTCTTTGATTGGCATGAATGCACGCGATATGTCACAATATATTCAATTTGTAGCAGACCGCTTAGTAGTTCAACTTGGTTATCCTAAGATTTACAGAACAGCTAATCCGTTTGATTTTATGGATTTGATCTCACTTGAAGGTAAGACAAACTTCTTCGAGAAGAAGGTTTCAGAGTATTCTAAGCCAGGTGTTGGTATGAGTGCACATGACATGGAAATTAGATGCGATGAAGAGTTTTAGCGTATATAGTTGGGACGGTAATTATTAAATTGAGTTGAAATAGGACCAACTTTTGCCCGAAGAACCGGTAGAGTATAGGGAGATACAATTTTATTACTAAAAGACGGTAAAAAATCGGTCACGCCAGCTGTAGTAGGAACATACTGGTATAAGTGAGTAATAACTTTTTGATTATTTGTTCTCGCCTGAGCGGAGATGCTGCGTAACTTATTCTGACGTGTGAATGCAGATGCGTCCGGCGTGGGCATTCTTTACGTTTAAACAAAGAAGGTTTCTTCACTACAATTCATAAATGGACTTTCTTAGTGCAGCTGTCGTAGTTCTCGCATCTATGATATTTGTCCTCTCAGGTATGATGGGCTATCTCTTCTGGCAACAAAATCGTCTACTTCAGCACGTACAGGGTCTTGCTGTGGCTGTTTCAACTGTTCTAACACCTCCTGTTGTAGAAGACACTCCTCCTGAAGTTCCCGTTCAAGAAGAGCCTGTGAAGGAGGAAGACGACCGTGTGTCTGTGGATGAAGATGACGTCGAAGTTGTTGAAGGTCCTCCCGTTACGGCCACGATCCCTGAGAAGACAGATGTAGATGATCTACAAGATAAGACTGTAAAACAGCTACAAGAACTTCTAACGCAAAAGGGTATCCCCTACGGCAAGCGTGACGCCAAAACAGTTCTCCTTCAGCTACTAAAAGCTACTGTCTAAGAATAATGAAGATCCAAAATAAGTATTTGGACACATTAGCCGGTACTAACAAATCAATTTTATGTTTTGATTGTGAATTCTGGAGAGTATATGGTAACGCTGGCTACCACGCGATCCCCGGAACAAACGAATTTTTTATGCCTCGCGAAGTAGGTGGATTTTTATTAACAAAAAATAGTGATGAAAGCTGGGAATATCATAAGCACTTTTTTGTTACACTCTCTCCTCCAAATTTAGATATATCTTTTATATCATCTCAGTTTGCAACGGTAAGTGCAAAAACTGCAGAAGAACTCGACATTATTCAAGCTACGTTAGTTATGCCATGGTCTGCTGCTTATAAAAATTCATTACCCGAAGAACAACACGAAATACTTGAAGAAGGTATTAATGCATACTTAAATGATCCTAATATCAAGAAAAATCATAAAACAAAAGCTTGGTATAAAACATTTTTAGAATTATATTCCAATTCGCTTATTATAGTAAAGGGCAAAAGTGATATTCAGGCACTTGAGAACGCTTGTACTTACTACAAGATACCGTACAAACAACCACTCGATGTATATGATATTGCGGATTGGAATAAACAAAGTCATTCTAAATGCGGAACGGCTAGATTAGAAGGAACGTATAACTGTATCTTAAATGAAATACCGGACGAAACAGGAAAAAAACGTCATCTACGTGAAATTCTACCTTTAGGTGAAGCTCACGACCCTTCTTCGGATGCTGCTATGACACTATTAGTTGCGCTGTATATTGTTGGAACCAAGCGAATGTGATATTGAGATGTAATTTGAGTTCCTTTCTTTCGAAATGCAAGCTTTTTCCAACTTTCGTGAAGAGGAGAAGATTTAAAGTTTAACATGTGAATCGTTCGATTTTTCATGTTAACCACAACATTAATATCTCCTTCGAACTCTTCATAGAGTTCACTTGATAATTCAAAATCAAAGACTCGTTCTTCATCTTTTGTCAACTCTGCAACCAGTCGGTTAGCTTTACCATCAATATCTATAAAGTAACTATTACTCCTAAGAACCTCAAACTTGTAGATTTCTGTGATACGTTCCATCTTTTAACACTAACCAACAATGTAAAAAAATGATTCGTTTTTACCAAATCGCGCTAGATACTACATTTCCATCTTTATCATAAACAGTCTTGTCAACCATACTAAGAACTACAGTCCATCCATCTGTTAGCTTTCGAGAACAGGGGAAAACCCAGAAATCAAGAAAGCGAGTAAGATCGTCATTGTTATCTGCATCAAAATCTACAGAACCAAATCGTTTCTCAATTGAAACGTTAGTAATGATAGTCATTCCGTCAAATCCGCCAGTTTGAAGCTCATAATCTAGAGCAGTCTTTAGAAACTGTGCGGTTGATTTGTCTACACTTCTCAAATCTACAAAGACGCCATTCTTGTAAAATACGGCATCAAGCGTAGCAGAAGTTGCATTGAAGAGACCCATTTTGTTGAAATTTACTGAATAAAAAACTACAAATCCGTTTTTATTAATAAAGTAAACCATCGAGATCTGAAACAGCTCTTTCAGCTGTCTCTTCGATATCATCTGGAATTTCCTGGTTTTTGCCACCATACTTTACATTAGAATGTACTAGTTTACCGGTCACATGGTTCCATGTTTTGGAATTATTTGGCATAAAATAAAGTAGTGTACAATTCGTTCCATCACAATTTCTTCCGTATGTGTCCATTTTCTCAACAGAAAATATGAATCGTCCCAGGTATTCTCCGGTCTTATCCTTGTAGAACTTATCGGTGTTCATTTTTGGTTGTAGACCTATATTACTTTAAACACAATTCGTTTTACTAAATAAGGATACATGAAATTGGTTTCGTTTGATGTAGGATTGCGTAACTTGGCATTCTGTGTTCTAGAAGGAACAAGTAGAAAAGATGTAAAAATTGTTCACTGGGATTTGATTGACGTAATGGCCGAATCAGCCGGCCATGATGCTGCTAAATGTTTTAAATGCAAGAAACCAGCTAATTGGATGAAACACGATGGAACGACATATTGCTGTAAAACTCATAAACCGAAAGGTGGTGGAAAACCTCCCACCAAATCATCATTGACCAAGAAAACTCTTGAAGATTTAAAAGTTGAAGCAACGCAGAACTCTGTAGAAGGCGGAACAACAAAAAAGACACTTGTATTTGCATTGTACAACCACTATTGTGCGAATGTTTGGAAACGATGTGTCAAATCGGCAAAGCAGATTTCTGTAGTTGATCTTGCAGGTCCTATTGCTCAGTGTTTGGAAGCTCGTCGTGAACTATGGGATGGATCTGATCTAATTGCATTTGAGCAGCAACCTGATAAGCGTATGCTTTGTGTTCAAGCGATGCTGCATATGTGGTTTGTCTGTCAAGGATATAAGTGCAAAGGTGTATCTGCCGTTCATAAGCTGACAAATATGGTAACGCTCCAAGATTCAACTAAGACATATAAGGGTCGCAAGAGTACCGGCATTCTTCATGCTAAAGAGCTAGTTCCTACACAGGAACTAAAGGATCACATGATGAAACATCCTAAACGAGACGATCTTGCGGATTCCTTTTTACAGGGATTGTGGGTACTAGAAAATAATAGATGAAAAAGGTTATGATTTATGGTGACTCAACGTGGGCAATTGGAAGAATACACAAAGATATTGAAAAATATTTATGTGATGAATTTGAATTTATATATTACGATTGGTCAAATACATATTCTTTAAACTTAAACGAAGTATTTGAATCAGTTGATTTGGTTGTAAGCATGTATATGGGACAAAAATATTTTGATAATTATAACCCATTGCTTAATAAGAAAAAGTGTATATTTATTTCTTATGGATTTGAAGAAATGCATATAACAAATCCTTCACCGTCATCTATTTATGGTATGGCAAGTCGTTCAATTGAACATCTATTTCCTTCTAATTTGAAACCATTTTTTGTACCTATTTGTGTGGAACTTGATAATTTTAATCATAAAAAGCACTCAGGATCTACAAATGTTGTAGGTTGGTGTGGAGCTCCGCGTGTTTGGTTTAAACAATTTCAATGGGCTCGTGAAATAGCGAAACAGTTTGGAACTGAATTACAAGTTAGCTCAAAAACACAATTTGAAGACTTAAACGATTGGCGCCCACTTTCGGCCGATGAACTAAAGGTATGGTATTCAAAATTAGATATTCTTTTGATAACTTCAATTCCAAACTGGCAATCTGAGACAGGCCCACTTCCTGCATTTGAAGCCATAGCAAGTGGTGTTGTCGTAATTGGAACAGCTGTTGGTAATTTTATGGAAGTTCCTGGACCAAAGTTTGCTACAATTGAAGAAGCTGTTGGTATTTTGAATGACTTAAAACAGAATCCCGAAAAGGTTAAGCAAATTGCAAAGGAACAGTATAAATGTATTGTGAATAAGTGGAACTATAAGGTCGTTTCTGAACAATGGAAAGAAATGTTTCGGGCTGCTTTAAAGAATGCCGAATCTACTTAATATAATGAGACCAACAATTCTTATTTTTGATCAAGGTGTTGGGGCTGTGCGTAATGTTCATACTGATCTAGAACCTTATCTAACCGATGAATTTAATATTATATTTCACGATTGGCACTATACCAATGATGAATTTTATGAAAAAGAAAAAAATGCTGATTTAGTTATGACAGGGTTAGATGGTTATTATTATTTAAGAAAGGTGTTTCCGTTCGAACATTTTAAAAAATATGTACTTGTCTCGCATGGATATCCAGAATTTACCGATTCACTTCCAGAAGGTTTAACGTATGGTATGACAAGTTACGTTATAAGACATTTCTTTCCACGCGATAGTTCGGTTTATATTGTGAAGAATGGTGTGAACCATAAGGTCTTTGATCATATCGAACGAAGTGGTGAGATACATAATATCGGCTGGTGTGGTCGTTCTACGTTTTCTTCTAAACGCTTTTCAATGGCTGTGGAAATAGCTATCTCCACAAATACGCCCATGACAGATCCGAGTGAAACGGGCTGGAAATCGCGAGATGAAATAAAAGAATGGTATAAAACTATTGATCTTCTTCTCATCACTTCAGGACCTGAAGATTGGTGTGAAACAGGACCACTTCCTGCATTTGAAGCTATTGCGTCCGGTGTGGTTGTAATAGGAACTAGTGTTGGAAATTTCTCGTGTATACCGGGACCTAAGTTTTCAACTGTCGAAGAGGGTATTGTAATTTTGAATGATTTGAAATCAAATCCTGAAAAAATGAAACAAATTGCAAAAGAACAGTACGATTGTTTACTAGATCTTTGGACATATGAAAAAAATGCATCTCAGTGGAAATCCCTTTTTAACATTGGTTTGGAGAAGGCGCGTTCTAGTTTTCAGAACTGACTCGTTTAGATGAAATAAATGGATGTACTAGGGGCAGACTTCCTAACAAATGGTGCAATGTCCAGTGTCAACATTGAGCTTCCTAAAGAGACTACAACGTTTGACCTTCCAACGGTTAATTTTGACGATGGTCCTAAACTTGTTCCTTCCATGGAACATGTTGGATCAATTCGTACAAGCGAGGGTCTTGAGAACATGAATGCAGATTCGTATTTTCCGTCACAATCATCACGCAAGATGTCAGATGAGCACCTACTTCGTGAGAAGTACGACATGCTTCGCAAGTTTAAGCGCTTTCAAGCTGCTGGTCTTCCGATGCGTAAGAATTTTACGCTCGAGTCGCCTCTTGAAGAGATGCGAATGGAGCTTGAGTTCATCAAGAAGGAGAAAGATATGGATGCTACAATCAAGCAGTTCTGTGACTGGTTTATTACGGGAATGTCTGCTATGGAGTGGAGCTCAAAGAACGTTCCTCTTATGAAGGCGTTCGGTCTTAAACTAGATGGTCTTTCTGAGTCAGCTCAGATGAATGTAGTTGATATGGAAGAAGACTTTGAGGAGCTATACGATATGTACGGCGATTCGATCAAGATGCATCCTCTTGTGCGTATTCCGATCCGTACTTGCATGATGGTCTACATGGTTCACCTAACGAATCAAATGGCGATGAAGGCACCTATTCCCAACATTGATGAAGTTCTACGTACCAATCCTGATATTGCTCGTCAGCTTGCTACGGCCGCCATGCAGCAGCAGACACAGAATATTCGCGCCGGTGGGATGGCTCAACAGGCTCCGGCTGCTAATCCACTTGCTGGTCTTGCGAGCTTTATGAGTGGAATGGTACCTCCTCCTCCTCAACAGACAAACGTGCGTCCTCAAGTTCCGGCTTCAATCAAGTCACCTGTAAAGCTACCTCAGCAGCGTCCTAACCCTCCACCCCAAGTAGCTCGCACCGTGGCTCCTCCACCGGCCCCCGTTCGTGAAATGAAGGGCCCTGAAGTAAATATTGATGATCTACTCAGGCGAGTAAACGCCGGTGTAGAAACCACTAAGAAGGTCAACACGACACCGACCGCAAAGAAGGGTGGTTCTACGGGTAAAAACTCAGTTTCAATCCGTCTTTAACTAGTGGGTCCTTTATATGGCAAATCGCTTATATCATCATCTATTCTGCTTTGAAAATAATCTAAAAATAAAGGATTCCATTTGTCCTTATCAATCCATTCATATATACCATCTTTATTAATTTTTATTAATTTTTGTATATCGGGCTCACTATCAATTATTTTATGACGTTCTACGTATTGTCGATTTGTTTTTGAACCGTGATAAAGATGTTGTATGTTACCTTTTTTATAATATGTTATACGCGGAGCTGGCTTAGTGGTGAAATCACTATAAGCTGGTTTTAAACTTGTAGGGAGAGACTTAAAAATTTTAGGAAATGATTTCTTTAACCAACCTGCAGAGGAAAGTGTATCACCGCTTCCACTTATGGCCCAATCAAAAAAGCCAACTTTGCGATACCATTC